TCAGTTTGTCAAAAAACCTATCTTTGTTATAAAAAGTAGGATTTTGGGGAATGCAATTCCCCATTTCAATGCGCCTTTTTCATTCCCCTTCAATGCGCCTTTGTCAATCAGCTTTTGTATGATAGGTTTTGCCCATTCTGGCATATTTTCATCCATATAATTGTATATCATAGTTGCACCACCTTCCTTTTCTTCACTCAGCCTTTTTTTAAATCCAGCCACTACACTTGTTTTTTATAAAAGGTTCAGGACACAATTTTCCAGTAACATCATAATATCTAAGTACATTTTCTACTGATATGTTATATTATTTCATAAGTACCCTTATTAACTGAACTGCTCTATTTTGTGTTGTTTGATTGATATAATATTGTCCATTGTTATCTTTCTCGCTACACATTTCAGCACCTATACTGTTGTCGTTTCTGCATAATTCATATTTGTATGTCAATGCTTGTTTACTATCTGTAATGCCTTGTGTAGTAGGGTCATTGATATAGCCCACAACCGCTATTATCACACATCCCCATGCAAAAGGATTACTGAACAACTCTCTTACCTGTCCTACCAATATTGCCCAGCTTGTAAACATTTCTGGTTTTGCGTCAACTGCTGCTAACACTATGGCAATCAATCCAAACCAAAAATACGAATTTTTCAATCTAACTTTCCAGTTAATTTTTTTCATGTTATCACTTCCTTTCTTCTAACAAGCTAATTCTGTTTTCATGTTCTGCTAGTTGCTCATCTTGTTTATCATTATGCGCCCAAATTTTTACATGGCTATCTTGATTTTGATTCTCAAACTTTTCCATTCTTTCCTCTAAATTTTGACAAGTAGCACTTAATTTTCATCTACATACTCATGACTGTGTTCATTTTCGTCACTACCTGCACTTTCTGTATTATGGTCTACTTCCATATTCAGTGTATAGTCTGTCACATTTCTTGTGAGCAATAAAAATTCTTCTGGTAATGTCAATTTTTGGTCAAGCTGTATAGATAATGGGATTTCGCTTACTACATTGCCTATGTAAAAATTGGTGGGTTTGCTGTTTTGTATTGCCTCAATGGCAACTTGTTTTATCATTTTAATAAATTCGTGCTCTTTTGACATGAAATCACCTCTTATGATGTAATTGTGTTAGCATAATATAAAGTTTTTTGTCAAACGTCCGTTCGCATAATATAAAGTTTTTTGTCAAACTTTTTTTCAAAAAAGTTTGTGGGGTGCAGGGGTGAAACCCCGCAAATAACAAATATTTTCTAAAATCCCTAGAACGTTTACACTCAAACTTTTACAATATCAAAATTTTTTCACTTTTTTTGTTCTGTTTTGTTAGAACCGTGGACGCTGTCCACACCTGCAAGCCCTTTGAAAAGGGCTTGACCCTAAACTTTTTATTTTGCGTTCGGAATAATATCGTTATTTTACTCTACAAACTCCCATCCTTTTAGTATCAAATCCATAGTATAATTATTTTTTTCAAAATTATGTTTTACACTTTCTACCCACATTCTATTATGCAGTATGATATCGCCTATATCCAAATTGATATAAACACCTGTACCAGCTCTCACCCTCAAATCACCGAAAGCATTTTTTATTTGCAAATTTCTTGTTTTTCTGTTATATATTTTCAAATAACTTTCAGCACGTAATACAGCTATTTCTTTACTATTCACTTTTTCGTAATATTGCAATGTGCCCCATTTTGCCATATTTTCATCATTTTGTGTCTGAAATATTTCCCTTACGCCTGTTTCTTTGTTATCATATGCTAATTTTATTTTGTTGTATGTATTGTCATCAATACTAGTCGTATAACTATAATCTCTTATGTTGTTTTTGTTGATTAAAAAGTCATCCAGTACCATGTCCTCCATATCTCTCAAAAACAAATATCCAAAATCATCATAAAGCACAAAATTTTTATTTGTAGCAATCAATGTATCGTCAAGTATTTCCTCTAATATGTCAAAAAGTGTTTTGTTATCAAATATTCTTGTTTGTGCCGAAAATTTTGTATCAGTCATATCACCTCCCAATTTCAGCGAAAAATTTCTAGCAATAAGCTGTAGCAATTCTTTTGCCGTGCCACCAAATATCATAGTATCTTTATTTTTGAGATAACGTAATTGGTCATAAGCCATGATATTTATAATACCGTCACCCACTCTACTTTTTTGAAAAATATAACCATAAAAATAAGGCACGCCATTTATTTGTAAACTAATAGCGTCGCCTTCATGAAAATCTAAATTGTTATCTTTTATGACTTTACATTTCAATATGCCGGGAGTGCTACGCCTATGAAATTCCACCGTCATACCTTCGCAAACAATAGGTATTTGCACCCGTCCATTGTGTTCTATGAGCAATTCATAAACATTATCAGTTAAATTTCTTATACCCCTTAATTCTTCAAATGCCTTTGCAATAGGTTTGCCATCTGCGCCATAAACCGTTTTGATAGATGTGATTTCTTTGTTTTGTTTGTCCTGTTCGCTTTCTGTGCCTCCAGTACGGCACCCTCCAGAACCTCCAGTGCCTGTATAGCCTTCCCCTTTGTAGCGCAATACAGCACAAACTTGTGTGGAATGAGCATTTTTTGATACTTTTTGTACGCCGTCACGAGGGTTAGCCGCATGAGTAATGCCCCCATACTGATTCACTATCATAACATGTGTAATTCTGTTTGCTCTTTTGGTACTGCTATCTGTACAGCAAAAAACAATGTCCCCCGGCTGATACTTTGCCGTAATACTTGAGGGGGAAGGTAGATTTTTGCCAATTTTGGCATAGCTATCTGGATAAAGCAATTCAAACCCCTTTGCATAACATTCCGTACTGCTAATGTCGACCTTACCGCCTGTATCTTTATGCACCAGCTTTACACCAGCATAGTCAAACGCTCTATAAACTAAACTTGAGCAATCAAAACTGTTTTCCCCCCAACGGTTTGGTTGGCTGTATGCTTTGCCAATTTGCCTGTCTACATATGCAAGTACTTTGTCAATCACACTCATATCCCCATCGCCTCCCTGTTTGAGCATAAAAAAAGCACCTGCTAAGCAAGTGCTTTAATACATATCACCACATTCATAAACATCATCGCCAAGTACAATAAAAGGCATTGATTTTTTTCGTCTAATACATTCTTTTATGTAGCCTACAAATTCATCATAAGTCATACCATCATAACCATCGTTAATTTCTTCATAACCACCAGGTGACATACCAAATAAATGTTCATATTGTCTATATAAATCATTTAATTCTTCTGTTCTTTCTCCATGCCAAAGCATTGCAATCACTCCTTTAACAAGCTTTATTCATATGGTTGCAATTCCGGACAATGATATAATCGTTTTCCATTGCAATCAAATTCTTCTTCTGTATAATTTTTCAGTTTTCCAAATACTTTAAGGTGTTCCCTAATTTCTTTATCTTTTGTACTAAGTCCTTTAAATTCCTCTCGTCTTGCATTAAATTCTTCATAACTTTGTATTGCTAAAAATTTTTCTTTTTGGGTCATTCTACCACTTCCTTTATATATTGATACAATTCTGGACATTTTTGTTGTAATGCCGTTTCATTTTCTATATATTCTCTAAAAGGTTCTGCTATAAATTCCCACATTCTATCATATTTAAAACTACCATCATCATGAAATGCTGTAAAAATATCAGCACAATATATTCTACCTTGATATAGTGAAATAAGATTATCATTTTTTAAGAAAAGCAAATCAATTGTTTTATGAGTGTTATCTTCATAAATATCATAATATAAGTCATTAAATGTAACTTCTCCTATAATTTTTATTCTCATTTCTTCTATTTTATTAGAATTCATCATCTTATTTTCAACCATATGTCCTATTTCATGCCATATTTGTGCTTTCGTAGCACCTTTTGCTATATATAGTATATCATCATTATAATTATATTGGCTAGCCCCTTTTTTGCCAATATCAATAATTGTATTATTTTTTAATGCTTGTTGTACTTTTTTAGGCATATTTTCAATAACTTCTTTTACAATTTTCTTTTCTCTTGTAATATCTTGTTCTTCTATATTGTTTCTGATATGATATTCTTTTTCAAATTCTTGCCAACTTTGAATATTGTCATGTTTTATATTTTGATTTTGTTGTTTTAAAGCACTTCCTTTTGTTATTTTTTTCTGTTTTATATTTTCTAGTTTTGTTTTCTTTTTATTATATTCTGCTACATTCTGTAACTGCTTCAGTTGTTGTTTTTGCTGATTGATGACATTTTGCAGTTGTTCTAATTGTTCTTTTTGCTGTTGTGCCATTTCTTCTAGCTGTTTCATTTGTTGCTTGTGCAAACTTTCTACATTATTGATGGACTGTTTTTGTTCTTTCAATATTGTATTGTCTTTTGCACTCACTTTTTGAGTATCTTTTACATATTTGCTATACCACTCTTTGTATGTCATATTAGCAGGAACATAGTACGTTTTACCATCTTTATCCCTTGCACTACGTTCCTGTTGTTGTGTAAATTCATCATTAAAATAAGGTGCTGTTGTTGTTCTGCAATTCGCATGAAAAGGGTTTGCATTTAGCCCCGGCTGATAGTCTTTGACGTCAAACACTTTGCCATCCATATCCCTACATACTGTACTTGTTTTTGTATCCAACACCGCTAATATTTTGTACTGTTTGACTTCTAGTTTGTTATATGTTTCTTTTCTGGACGCTGACGCAAAAAAAGCACTTTCCGTCATGACCAACCTTCTTGTTGCGTACTCTGACGAATTGAGTGCTTTTTGAATATCTTTTATTATTTTTTGAGGGGATTCTCCCCTAATCATGCCTTGTGAAAATCTATTCTCAAGCTGATATAATAGCTGTGTCCTATCCTGTCCCCATATCCTTTCAGAAAAGTTTTTGCCGTCTACTGCCCAAGGTTTGGCGAGTACTTTTTCAATTTTTCGTTCATCAATTCTACTAAAAGCACTCCCTATGCCTGACGCCCTTTGTATTTCATAAGCTGTGCGATAGTAGCCTTCTTTGTAAATGTCTTTTAATGTATTTGTTAATCCATACTCTTTTATTGCCTCCAGCTTTTCTATTTGTTGCCTAAATTGATATTGTAGTGCTTGCAGTCGTGTTATCCTATGCACTGTACTTGCATTTTTTAGCTTTTTCATCCACTCTTTGCTCAAACCGTTTTTACTGCCATATTTGATATACTCCTCTAGTTTCATTTGAAATGCTTGTCGTTCACTCGTTGTTAATATTTGTTTCGCCTGCTGAAATGTGATGTTGTTTTCATGAGCAAATTTCATATAAAAATCGTTAATATCTTTTTCAATATTTTCCATAACATCAGCATAACTTTTTTGAGCACTTTTGAAATAATTTTCACCCTTTTGTAAAAGCATTTCATTTAAAAGTATAAAACGCTTTTCCCAATATTCGCTATTCTGCATACCCCTCCACCCCATTTATTGCATAAAAAAAAGCACTCGTATAAACAAACAAGTGCTTTACAAATTTTATAGTATTATGTTATAATTGTATTACAAAGGGACGCAGTCACCACGGTGATGTGGTCACCCTCACTAGTTGAGTAAAAACTACCCTAGCTTTGCGAGAGCTATGATGGGTAGTTTTTTATTACTTTCTATCTATGTAAGAAAGCACTGCTATGATAAATGTACCAAAAGCAAGCATTAAATAGATTGCTTCAAATACTGTCATATGCACCACCCCCTTGTCCCTTTATATGTAAGAGGGTGACCACCCGTCATGACTGCTATATACAATATACCACATTATTTTACATCATTCAACAATGATATACTATGAGGAAATGGTTAAATAAGCATTTAAAATCATGAGGACGTTGCTTTCTAAATAGTGACATCATTGCATTCACATAATATAAAGTTTTTTGTCAAACTTTCTGTGGGGTAAGTTTGCAGGGTGCTACTCTCAAACTCTCACTCACTTTTTTCAAAAAGTGAGGCAAAAACTTTTATAGAAAACTTCATTTTCCTGATAACAAACAGAAATAAAAATTACTTTTAAAACTACTCTTTTTGGACACTCCTAAAATCTGTTATTAAGTATACTAAAAAAATAAGGGACATTCGTCCCTTAATCTATTAAAAACATATTTCTTTCATTACTGATTCAATGAAGCAACAAATTTATCAAAATACAAATTACCTTGTTCATCTCTTTTAAACACACCTGCATGACTAAGCACTTTTTCAAAAACAATACCAACTTCTTTTTCCACAATACTATCAATATTTTGATTTGTAACAGTATCATATTTTTTCAAAAATTCTTCTGCCCAATCTGCGTGTTTTGCAGTTTTTTCATCACTTCTTAAATCTTTTTGATTCAATATACAATACTTGAGTGCTTCTAATTCTTCTTTTAATCTTGCAGGCAACACAGCAAGTCCCATTACCTCAATCAAACCAATATTTTCCTTTTTAATATGGTGTAATTCCTGATGAGGGTGATAGACACCAAGAGGATATTCTTCTGTTGTAATATTATTTCTCAATACTAAATCCAATTCAAACATATCGTCGACTTTTCTAGCAATAGGGGTAATAGTAGAATGAGGTTCTCCATTTGTATGAGAGAATATAAACGCCTGTTCGTCTGTATAATTTCTCCATTTCTGCAATATCACATCACCTAATTCTACCAATCTATCAGAATTTTTATGGCGTATACGAATCACAGACATAGGCCATTTTACCCGTCCTACTTCCACATCTTCAAAATTGCGTATAGTATATGTTTTTTCAATCGGTGCGGACGCCATAGCAAACTGATAATGTCCTCCCTGAAAATGGTCATGAGAGAGTATAGAGCCTCCCACAATAGGCAAATCCGCATTAGAGCCTATAAAATAGTGAGGAAACAGCTTTATAATATCAAACAACTTTATAAATGCCTGTTTATTGATTGCCATAGGAATATGTTCTTTATTAAAAGCAATACAATGTTCATTGTAATACACATAAGGAGAATATTGAAATCCCCATTCTCCGCCCCCAACCGTAATTGGTATAACTCTGTGATTTTGTCTAGCGGGGTGGTTTACACGTCCAGCATAGCCTTCATTTTCTGCACAAAGCTGACATTTTGGGTAAGTACTTTGTTTTGCATTTTTAGCGGCAGCGATAGCTTTTGGGTCTTTTTCGGGCTTACTCAAATTGATAGTAATATCCAAATCGCCGTATTCTGTTTTTGTTTTCCAGCGCATATCTTTGACAATGCGATAACGGCGTATGTAATCCGTATTTTGGCTAAAATCGTAATACCAATCGGTAGCAGACTGAGGGGAACACTGATAAAGTTCCCAAAATTTTTTAATTACGTCACTGGGGCGAGGGGTAAGCACACCCATAATTTTAGTATCAAACAAATCTCTGTATACAATACTATCTTCTATCAGACCCTTTTTACAAGCCTCATCAAGCATATTTTTCAATATTTCTTCTAAACAAACATCATTTTGCACTGGTTGACATTCTTGAAAATCGTCCATAGCAAATAATTCTAAAAGTTGATTTTTAATATAAATGGAATCCTCATGTTGTATCAAATTTTTTTGCAATCCATAATTTACCAATTCACAAATTTGCTTTTCTATCATGATTATCAACGCTCCCTTCCTAAATATGATACTCCAAAAAACGGCAATATGCAATATAGGAATAAAACAATAAAAACGGGGCAATATAGTATTGAGGTGATAAAAATGTCCAAAAATATACAAAATGTAAATGACCTTATCAATTCCAATATTCATGCAAAAGAATACTATTTAAAACTGTCTGAGGCAGCAAGAGGGAATGTAAATTTACATTCTTCAGACATTAGAAGTTTAGAAGAATTAAAAACATTTTCAGAAAACATTCAATAAAAGCACTCTCCTTTTTAAAAAAGTTGTATTTTAATAGTAAAAAGCAAATAGGCGGTCAAATGACCGCCCTGTTGCTTTCATATTAGTTGTTGCAACCGCAACCGTTGTTTTGTCCACAACCGCAACCGTTGTTTTGTCCACAACCGCAGCCACTGTTGTTATTACCGCAGCCACCGTTGTTTTGTCCGCAACCACAGCCACCATTGTTTTGTCCGCAGCCACAACCACCGTTGTTTCCACTTCCACAGCTTTGGCTGTTCCAGTAATCATACCATGCGTCCATATACGCACTGCCTACATTACACCAGTTACAGCAATCGCAGCCGCAGCAACCTCCACAATTATTACATCCGTTACAACCATTACATCCACACAT